TGAAGCGGTAGTTCTTTCCGGCCACCAGATTGACTGACAATCCTGTCACGGCTGCCAGGGCGGTATCACTGGTCTTGTCGAAGTCCGCCGTTGTTCTCACCTGCAAAGTCGGTACCATCAGGTCTTGCAAGTTGACCAGCGACAGGATAGCCGCCTGCAGATTGGCAAACGTGATATCTTTGCTCTCAGGCACGGCGCCAGGGGTAACGACGGCTCGCAAGTAATCCGTCAACGCCAGTGTTGCCGTCAAATTCAGTAGTTCCTCTTTTGTATCAGCCATAATAAGCTCCTTAGAAAGCTACGCCAGCGGGAGAACCATTTGGCGTTCCCACTATTCCGAATACGTTATCGAGTACCGGCAGGTCAACTGTCAGTGTGTGCCCCACGTAGTTTGCCAGTTCTGGCGTTCGCACACACGGTCCCTGGAAGATCAGGCTATAGTCCAGCGGCCCAACCGCCGCCGATGGTACACCGCCGTTATAAAGGGTGGCCACTTCCACTGGGGTCAGGATGCGGTTGTAAATGCGGATATCTTTCAGCCATCCCCCGAAAGGCAATGAATAGGCACTGCCAGCAAAATACGAATTTCCCAATACAAATACTGATCCCAAAGAAGTTCTATAATCTCCCGAAGGGGTAGTAAATGTTGTGGCTACTGGAGATCCCCATATATACATAATGGGGGGAACAAAACTTGACATATCGCCCGTGATAACTACATGTGCCAGAGAAGTGAGAGAAATGGTTACGGCTGTGGGTTTTATGGTCATTCCGCCACTAAATCGGTTACTTGTAAAATTTACTGTTGTATTATTGTTGTTCATCCAAACATAAAAGCCGTTCACCAAATCATAATCTGACAGAAGCATTTGAGGGTTGGCGTTGTTGTCATCGGAATGCATCCAAAAACTTATCGCGAATTTGCTTAGGATATCCATAGCAGGCAAATCACCAAAGTTCAAAGCATCATAAGATCCTCTTGTAAACTCCACTCCCACCGGCGACAACGCCCCATTTGTAACCGACAACATCTTCTTGACCGCCAGGACAACATTAATCTGCCCGGTCAGGCCCAAGGCAAAGTTCACAGCCTGCACGTAGAACCAATCGTTGATGGAATATTGGGCGTCGATCACCTGTACCAGGCTGCCTACGTCAATGTTCAGGAACAGTCGCATTGTGGCGTCTGAGATATTGGCATCAAAGCGGAGACTATTTACCCTGGTGTGAGGGGCCTTGTTTGCTTCCAATATGCCAGCCCCCACCATTTCCCCCAAGTCCGTATCCTGCTGGTACACCTGGTCAATATTTAGATCCTGGTAACCGTAGATTTGTTCCGAGCTCGTGTTCTCCAGAACAGCCGACATATTGTCATCCTGGTAGATCGGCAGGCCCCGGATCTTCATCCAGGTGATATAGCCTGTTTGGGTATAGGTATTGGTTAGAGTAATCGTTGCCTTTGCGCTCGAAAATGTACAGTTCAGTGTCAGGTAAGCCGTAATATCTATCCCGCTTCCATCCGCCGCCGTGTTGAACAGATAATCTGTCGTCGCAACCGGATCGACCAGGCCCACGCCGCTGATCTCCTTGCCGCTCAATGGATTGCGGAAGGTATAGTGATGTACCCTTGCCGCTCCCGATGCAATTTTGATCGGCTTGTCCGTCCCCAAAGTCCACAGGTTTACCAGCGACGTTCCTAACGTTTTTGGGTAGGCATTGATGGTTATTCGGTTGATGATATTCTCAGCATAAGTTTCGTCGACGGCATTGAGCATATTATTGAGGATTGCCGCATCCGTCAAGGCCGGAATGATCTTGTCGGTGGCGCTATTAGCTTTCAGGATATGATCGGTGGCGTTATTCGCCTTCAACAGGAAACCATCATCTACTTTTAGTCTAGGTATTCGAGAGAGAGCGTTCAACCCATTGCGGTGAGTATTGTTCTCGAACACCAATGTTTCTCCGAACGTCCGGTCGTGCTGCAGATAACAATAACCCATTTCCGATTGAGCCAGCTTGTTGAACTCTTCGTAGGCTGTGGTTCGAACGCTGACGGCATCGAACAGGGAGGGGAATAACGTGTTGCCGATATCCAGGAGCTGCGCTTGGGGTTTGAGGGGCATGGCAGCTACGATGGTTGCGATGGCCTGATCAGCGCTGATATTGTAAGTTACCTGAGGATCTAAAAGAGGGTACTTTGAAGCAAACTCCAACCAATCCAGGCAGGTCACTTCTACGGTCAATGGTGTCTGAGGTTCGTTATGAGGAACCAGGGTATCCACACGGCCACGGAAACGAATATAACTCACGCCATCATAGACGACGGTAAACTGGACTGGCGTACATTTCCCCCAACCGGCAACAGGGCTGCCAACCTCAGGTAGATAGAGCGCCGCAGAATTATCAAGGGTGAAGGTTAACTGTCCGACGTTGGCCATTCGTGTCTCAGGGCGATTGTCCGTGAAACCCCAGAAGGCGACGAAAGGACTGATGATGCAGTCGGCGGTGATATCCTGCCAGTTTGCACCGTCATAGAATTTCAACGTCCAGGAGTCAGGGTGAACATTCTGGAAGGTCATCGTATAACGTTCCTTGCCATTGCAGCAATAAACGATCTGGTCATTCGGTCGTAGTCCGTCCGGTCGGTTGAAGCCGCTTGTAGCAGCATTTTGAATTGTTTGTCACTCATCCCGCCTGCAGTTTGTCCGGCTGGTGTTACCGCTACGTGTTCGCCGGAACTGACCCCCATTGGGAAGCTGTCTCCAGGATAGCCGGAGGGTACTTCAAAGTTTGCCCCGGCTGCAGCTTTGATAGGTTTGCTCCCTCCTTTAGAACCTTCTACCTGCGCTTGAGCGTATCCAACCCCACCGCCAGAATAGGTAATAGCGACATCCATGTGACGATCGACAAATAGTTCATTCCAACTTGTCGCATAATCTTGGACGGCTTGATTGAGTACAGCTAACTTATCTTCAGCATCCTTGGAATAAAGACCGAGATCCTCGCCGCGTTTGATATATTCCTGAGCTTCATCTGCAGTCAGACCGTTCTCCATGAGCTTGCGAAGTAGGATATCCTGCCCTATCTTAGCCGTGGCAGTGTCATAGGCGGTTTGAACAGCCTTGATAGCAGTCTGATCATCCTGAACGTTCTGTATCAATCCCTTGATCTTTGTTCCAGTTTCCGCATAACCTTGTAGGCGGGCCTTGGCTAGAGCAACCTCGTCGGCGCCCTCTTTCTTGTTGGCAGTTGATAGGTCGGCATGGTATGTATCCGTGGCAGCCTGAACCTTATCCAGGTCGGTGAGAGCTGTTTCGTAATTGGTGGTAACTGTTACCGTTACGTTTTTATTGCTCAAGCCTTTAATTAGAGCAGCGTTCTCTTCCAGTTGATGAGCTTGTACTTGGTCAGCCGCCGTCATATCTTTAATATTTTGCAGTTGTGTCGGAGCAATGGTATTGTAGTAGTCAATTTGTTGGTTTTCGTGAAGCTGAGACTGAATCTTCGCTTCAATTCCTGCCCTATAACCAGGATCAACCATCATGGCCGCCTGCATCTGATCGACATTCAGACCTTCAGCCTTTGCCACTTCGTTAGTCGCATCCGCCAGATCCTTGAAAAACTGAATATCAGAAGCATATTTATCCAGAAGTGAGGCAAGAAAATCGTTCAAGGTTTTCAAAGGTGGAGTTAAGGTTTCACCGATACTCACTGATAAATTATCTGAACTGACTTTCAGCCTGTCAGAACCATCACTGGCCATTTCCATGGCCTGGGCCGTGCCTCCGAATTTCTTTTCTACTATATCCAGGATAATTCCCTGAGCAGCGGCCAGGTTATTTTCTGCTACGAAATTATCTATCTGTGTTTTCTGGTCGGCATCGAAGCGAATACCCACCCGGCTAAGGGCAGTCAGGCCATTGGTGGGATCGTTCAGCGCCAACCCCAGAGCCTTGGTAGCACTCTCCACACTGCCAAAGACCGTTTGAAGATCAAAGGCGTCTTTGACGGCTCTCGGGAAAACATTATCGCTGATATTCGTAAAGGTCAGCATCATGGACTCCGAGTCCATAACGACCTCTTTGGTAACACCATCCTGGCGAGAAAGTTCGTCCGTGAGTTGTTTGAGTTCGTTGGCAGTCACGCCAGCATCTCCGCCAGTGGCCTTCAAGATTGCGTCTTGCTTGGCCTGGGTCATATTGAAAGCATCCGCAGCCTGTTCAGCGGCGATCAGGTACTTACCCACTTCCTGAGCGGCCTTCGTGAGAACGGCTATCCCAGCGGTGGCTCCTACGGCTTGCGCGCCTAAGCCCTGGATGGATGATTGCGTTCCATCCGTAGTCACACCAGCCTTCTGCATATCAGAAATATACTGGCCCACGTCAGCAACGAGTTTAGCGCCTAAGTTTAGAATAGATGGCATGGGTTATTCCTTTGGCCCTAAGGCAATGGTCATCAATTCCATCATCTGTTTGTTGGCCTTCCAACCATCCAGGTCAGGCGGAGGCGGAGGTGGCTGGCGGGATTTGGCAAGAGCATCCAGGGCGGCCAACATTGATTGAAACGCTAACTGCTCCTTGATAAGCAGCCCGGTCAGCCATTCCACCATAGTCGATACCAGGTGAGTGGCGAACTTAAAGCGAAACGTTCGCCAGGCCACCCAGCGCGCCAGTCGTTTCGGGGTCATCTTAGACAGGCGGGGCATGTTTACGCCCAGGCGATTGCGCCAGAGATATCCAGGGTCACATCAGCCGACAGAGCGGGTTTGACGCCACTCTTGAAGGCAACTTCACTCACGTAGGCTGAGAAGGTGCACATGGAAGCATCCGGCCAGACCATCTGGAAGTTTCTGAAGGTCTTCAACCGCCAGTCCTTGACCAATCCAGCCGCATTGGAATGGGTGGCATTGGAAGGCACAAAGTTCACAGGAAACTTGACCTGGCCCACCGACTGGATGGTTGGAATGGACTCTTCCATCCCGCCAGATGAGTGGGAAGTCACAACTTCCATGTTGGATTTCAGATCCGGACCGGCGATATCGCCAACTTCGGCGATGAGGGTAAATACCTCAGGGGTAGCAGCATCGCCCCTTTTCAGTTGGGTTAAATAACTTGCAATTGCAGGGGTGGTCATAATATTTTCTCCTTGTTACATTTGATAGGTGTTACATAGCTTCTTTGATGCACCAGAACTTTACATCTGTTCCGCCTGCATTAATGGTGATGACGACAGTCCCGTTGGATTGATTGAACCCAGCGGGTTGTATCTTGGGAAGGACTGACAATAGCCCAATCCCTACCGTATAGACGATATCCCCTAGACGGTTGAAGCCATTGAGGACACTCTTGACGGTGATGACCTGCGAGGCAGCGCCACCCTTGACGAGAATGATCTCATTCCCATCACAAGGGAAACTCACGCCATCTGCAGCGGTGGTGGCAGATTCGCCCACACCAATATCCAACGACAGAGCCGTTGGAGGCAGGGTTGGGTAATTCTTGGGCATTTGAAAGACGGTAAGCGGTACGACAGCCATTGGTTACTCCTTAATCAGAAAGTTTGAGAACGATGAACTCCACGGCTGTGTCTGAAGCAACCATGTGGAGATTTCCAGATGGATTAGCCCAACCCTGAGGTTGGAACTGTGGCAGCATCATGTATTCGCCTGCTCCCAGGGAGTAGGTCGTGACATCGCCGGTGCGACTGAATGGATCAGCGTAACTGGTGACGGTCAGGGTCTTGGCTCCAACAGCGCCATTATGCACGATCACGATCTCTTTGCCGGTGACGGGAAACTCAGCCCCATCAGCGCACGAGGCGCCAGCAGGTGTGAATGCGATGTCCCACAGGTTAGCCGCCGGTTGCAGCACAGGATATTTCGCCGGCATTTGATACGGGGTCAAAGTTAAAGCAGTCATAATTTACTCCTTTGTGGCCATAAAGCCAATTTCTACACGAACATAATTTAGGTCGGTAACGTCCTCAAGACCATCCGTCCGACCTTCAACAAACATATTGTTACGATTGATCACGTCTTCCAGGGCATTGGCGATACTGTCGGCAACGTCGCTGGTGGATGACCAGCAGGTGAACTGCCACCTTGGAAAGGTTACCACCGTCTTGGAGTGAGTGTACTCCTTGGCCGTGCTGACACGCTGGAAGACGATGTTAGGAAGGACAGCCGTCTTGGGCATGCGGTTACGATAGATACGAGTAGAGACCAGGGTCGCAAGTGTGACGTCCATCTTCAACATGGTCAAGAGGTCTTGGGCGATGGTCATGGTATTTGTTTCTCCATTTCCTTGCTCATCTCCGTCTCGATTTCATCCATGTGTTCGTCGATGGCAGGCCGCAGGTACGGTTCAGCCGCCATCTTAGAAGTACCAAATTCCACGAACGAGGCATAATCAGCCGCATAGCCCACAATAGGGCTGGTATCCTCTCTATCAAGCTGCCCGGTGCTGCGAAGGAAACCTGTGTCCACTGGAGTGTTGATGAGAGCATATCTCAGGATCACCTTGGCTCCAGCCAACAGGATATTGAACAAGTTCTCGCCTTGGGCTGCCTTGATAGCATTAGCCAACCTTTCGTCTTGCTTACCCCAGTCACCTACTAAAATCACTTTCATCGTTCTCCGCCGTCTGTTGGAACAAATATTTTAGTCATGATAAACTCCTACATTCAAGGTTAACTTATTTCTTCGCCATCCTCTGTACGCTGGTTTGCAATACCAACCGCCAGTCAATTGATTGTCGTCCCAAATTGAGACATCGGGGAGTAATGCGTTCATTTCATATCTTCTATGTTCCTGCCGTCATCTGTCTCATAATGTTTCCGGCCTGGTTGATAGGAGCCAAGAAACACACAACTTGATTTCCTAAAGTTACATCAGCTCCAGTAATGGTATATAGATTGCCACTCTGTTTTAATGTCAGACCTGCACCCGTATTTCTAATCCCAAATGGACGAGAGGCAATGATCTGAGCGATGTTCTTAGTTTGAGAAGTCATATACATTGAGTCGCTGCCAATATTGATTATTGTATTAGCACTTGCGTCGTAATAAAGAATTTCCCTATTGAACAAATTGTCAAGCAAAACCTGTTTAGTCATATCCGCTACACCTACTTTTATCCATCCCTTGTACACAAGTGGAGAGTCGTTATAGGCAGTCCGGTAACTTCCTGTTGTTGTAATGGTTTCGTTATTGGTTATTGTAACCCCGGCTGTACAGCCATCCGGCACAGTTATACCGATCAACGGATAGTTTGTAGAGACCACCATCTTGTTATTGTGGATAGCATAAGTACCGCCGTTGTCTGAAACTACCAACCCGATAAAACCTTCAAAGTTGGATGACGCTCCTGCATCGTCCAGTTGGTTGCCGGAAATCTCGTAATTTCCTGGCCCCATATAACATTGAATCATGTAGTGTCCACTACCGCCGTCCCATCCATCACCAATCTTATTGTCCTTTATCGCGATATTTGCGAATAGCGATGGATTTCCCACCCTGTCCATAATTAAAATACCGTCGGCTGTATATAAACCGGAAATATGATTATTATAGATACGTGTCTTAACTAATTGGTGGACTTCATTGTCCACCCAAATAGGGGTATTTCCTGCCAAGACCGATGTATTTTGAATCTGATTGTCATGAATATCTAAATAATATCCACCACATTCGCAAGGTTGCCAAACATCCTTGAAAATATTGTTATGGATATTGACACATGTGGGCACAATTATGGATATTCCGTCATGTCCTAAATTGTCAAATAAATTGCTTGATATTTCAAAGTCTTTCAATAGTCTATCAGAATATATTTGTTCGACACGTCCGGATCTGAATACACAATCTTTTACGCAACCTCCGACAACCCCCATGAGCCCTATTGCACCATTGTATCGTTCATCCCATGCATCGCCAATGCCCCAAATTCCCAGAAAGGTCATACCAAAGCATCGGAAATTATGTACTTGCAACCCACTTTCTGTTGGTATTCCTGCCACTACCGCGCGGACTCCAGTGTTGAATACTCGGATTAGGCCACCACCGTAAGGAGAAGCCCATAAATGTGTGACTGGATTGAAGTCGTCTGACACGTCATCCGTGTAAAGTGTTGCTCCATATCCCATCACAGTTACATTATCTTGCCAGATGTGGAAACCATGCGCTATTTTAAATATTTTGTTGGGTGGAAAGAATAATGTTCCTCCTATTGAAGGAATATCGGCGGCTGCTGCCTCTAACGCCGCTGTATCATCATGTATACCATCCCCAACCGCGCCGTAATCCATGACATTGAAAGATACCTTTCGTTCTTCCGAATCAATCAAATCGGCAAAATTCGCCTCGCTGGGAATGTCGCCAGTGTTGAAATATCCTTTTAGCGTTGTTTTATCTTGTGTTGTCATATTATTACCTTATTTTTGAGTAACCAACCTTACTGTAACCAACGATAAAATATAGAGACTCAGCACTTATGGAGGTTGGGAAAATCTTAGACAATGGCACGACCATACAAGTTCTGAAATAGACAGGTGGAGCAGAAACGTAGAACAACTCATTGGGAAGGGAATCGTTCCTGGAGTGCAAAGATATGCGATCTCCGACACTTAGCGACAAGGCAGAGTTACATCGCAAGAGATCATCGCACTTACCGATATCAATCTGACCGAGACCATAAGCCTGGGTAGAGGTGGGATTAAAGATACTGCCTTGTTTCGGCGCGCCGTCCAGGAACACTGAAATAAGCCCACCATCAACATCGGGGATTTCAGTAAGGATACCAATAAGAAACCAGTCAGCATAACTGGAGTCCTGCTCAGCCACCATAGACTTGACTTCGCCTGAACGGATTGGCTTCATGCCAGGTCACCGTAATTCAATCTGCCATAAGGGTTGTCAGGATAATTAACGGTCCCTACGGCAATCTGGAAGGCGGAGTAATATCCAGCGGCATCCTGTTCAGCCAATTCCAACTGCTTGAGGATCATGTCGTGCATTTGGTTTCGGTGGTAACTGGCGGAGCCATCGCTGTAAGCGTAATCGGCTGCCACCTGTTTTACGGCAGCTTTCCACGCTTCCACGCGGGCGATCTTGCGGATCTTGTCTATGTCAGTGGCGTCAGCAATATCTGTAATGCCATAAACGAGCATGGCATCATTGACAGGTTCAGCCAACTTGGCTAAGGTCATGTCTATGGCCAGGGCAACGTCGCCCAATTCAGCCAACATGAAAGTAGCCAGAGAAATTTCGGTGTAACTGGTCGGTATACTCATTGACATTCTCCTTGGCTGAGCCAGAGGAGGGCTGGCTCAGCCTCACCCAGCCACCAGGAGAATGGTTAGGCTATAACACAATCAAGCCAGCCAGCATTGATAGCATTGCAAGCGCCGTTAGTACGGCAGTTGACGCCAATGCCAAACTCCGCTTCCATGCTTTCCCCACCAAAGGGATGAGCAGAGAAGTTCCCGGCCATGCGCAGGCCCTGCAGAGCGCCAGCCGATGAACGCTGGCGGAAGGCCAACGGTTTACGGCTATCACCGGCGTCATAGGCCATCTGATAGTTCGCAGGCATCCAGGGTTTGACCCATACCTCAGCCCCACCCAACAGACCGATGGCGCGGTTGTTAGCCGCGATACCACGAATGCTGGTGCGCTGGATAGGAGTAGAAGTATCGGCCGGAAGAGTGTAGCGCACGTCCACGTAGGCGCTGAAGCCCACAAAGCCACGTACAGCCGCTTCCTGAGCCACGTTGATGGCCAACCGCGGATCGGTGGTATGTCCATGTTCCAGGACATTGCTGATCAGGGTGGTCAGATTGGCTACAACCATAGGGGTTGCGCCGCTATAATGCTGGTGTGTTCCGAGGAAGACCGTACCATCCGGAGGCGCGGGCGGCACAATGCCATCGTTGTTGCAGAAGCGCTTGACGTGCAAAGTGATGTTATCCACGTTCAAGTCAACGAAGTCATAGTTGGCGTCATCTTCGAGGCAGGCTTTCTTGATCTGGCGGATGATCTGGCGCAGGTGCGCTTTCTCAGCATCCAACTGACGCTGAGCCACATCAGCCACGGTAGCATTTTCCAGCCATCGTTCGGTCCAGCCGGTATTGTACTGGAAGTCTTTGAGGGGGAAGCAGACTTCAGCTCCGCTTACCTGCTTTTGACCAGGAGCGCGACCCAGAGGATCGACTTCGGTCATGTCAGCGACGTTTGATCCGCCCTGAATGCGGCGTGCGTCGCTCGTGATCTCACACAACTCTTGCATCATGGTGTTCACAATGTCGTTATGCGCGGCTAAGTCAGCCCGCAGCACTTCGGCAATTGTGGTCAAGCCAAATGCTTTCGCATTAGCGAAACGAGTTGCGATCAGGTCGTCAATATTGTAAAGTCCAGTTGTCATGTTATTACTCCTATCCACCAATCAACTTGTAATTGGTGATCATAATATCGGTTGTGTTCAGAGCCACGGCCACACCGGTACTGTCACCGGTTTGAGCCGTATCAATCAGGCTGCCCGTGCCCAGGACATCCAGGAACAATTGCGCCCCTTTCGTCAAGCCAGCAGCACTGTCATACAAGAAGCGAGTCCCAGGACCAAACAGCGTCACGGGTTGACCTGTCAAGACGGTCCGACCAGGGCAGCCATGAAACGATCCCTTAACATCGGCAGCTGTAGCATCGCAAAGCTGGACAAGTCCAGCGCTGTCGATATAGCAGCAAGCGCCGATTGCAAGGTCATCCCCGGCAACCAGGTCGGCAATCTGTGGAGCCCATTGAGCGGTCATAGGGTCAGCAGATGCACTAGACCAAGGAATAGCAGTACCAGCCATCGGTTAGCCTCCTTTCGGAGCATGTTTGTTGTACGGATGGGACTTATGCCACTTCGCCAGAGCGGAAGGCATACGTCCCGTCTTTACAGTCTTAGTGGAAGTTTTCTTAGCCATGATTCGCCTCCCCTAACTAAACTTCAGATGCAGATTGGTGACCATGATATCGGTCGCATCGATTGCAAAAGCACAACCCACGGAATCACCTACACCCGCAGCAGTCGCCAGTTCCCCAGCCGTTACAGCACTCAGAAATAATTGAGCGCCAGGCGTCAAGCCGGAAGCGGCATAGTGGAAGCGAGTACCCACACCGAGCAAAGTGACAGGTTGACCGATTGCTACCAGGCGACCGGTGAAGCCATGTATTTTAGCGGCTTCATTGTCCCCGGCAGCGGTTGACTTGTACACCAATCCATCAGCCGCCTTGATGTAGCAAGCATGCCCGTAAGCCAGCGCCTCACCGGCGAATAGGCCGGTGATATGATCGGTGAAATAGGGCGGATCAACATTTACAGAATCAAGAGTTATTGCAGCCATAAAAGTTTACTCCTTTACATAGCCGTATAGGCACTATTTTGAGACTTGTGTTCCTTGACAGCCACGGCATTGGGAGCCGGGTTTGTGGGTTTCGGCGTTTGTGGACCAGACTCGGGAGCCGGGAAGAAGAGCTTGTCGGCGTTCTCATCAAGCCACGTCATCTGCTCTTCGGGGTCCAGTTTATCCAACAGCATGGTCACACTTGGAGGCAGTTTCTTACAACGTTCCTCAAGTTGTTTCTTGAACAGAGCGTCGTACTTAACTGCTTTGGCCTGGAGGGTCTCTACCTGCTTGATAGCTTCAGCGCCAGCAGTGATCTGCTCCTGGTACCTGGTTTCAAGCGTCCGCCTCTGCCTTTGAAGACGATCCCGCACTAAAGCGTTGATTTGATCCCGGGTGAAAGTTTCTCCGGTGATTTCTTCCTCCCCATCAACGGGGAGTTCAGGTTCGAGTTTACCCATGTTACACCTCTTTTTCGAATAATCCCGATGGCCTAAGCGTATTCAATAGGTTGATCGGTGAAGAAAATATGAATGCGATTTTTATCAACTTATTCTATTTATCCGGTATCTCAGGATTGACCGACGCTGGAATTACCCCGCCTGCATTTACCGCCTTGACAGTCACTGTCTGTGGACTAATAACGAATGTCGCCTGGTTCGCGATAAGCGCGGCGACGAATATTTTTACAAGTCCGATGGCTCCAACCTGGTCGCAAGTCACGTAAGTCAAGACTTGCGCGCACGACAGGCCAAAGACGGCCCCGGCGGTCAGCAACAGAAGCACGGCCATACCGACCCGCTTCCATTCGCCGGTTAAAGCAGCGTACCAGGTATTCAGACCTGGCACGTAAGAAAACAACAGCGACAACACAATCGCAACGATGGATGAAAGTAATACAGCGGTCATTTAACCCTCCCATGAATTGAACGAAATAACACTTTAGTTATTATAGCACGAATGGCAACAGACGACAAATAATTCATCGCGTTATGTAATATTCACGTCATGCCTAAAAGGGGTTAGTAATTCGAATTACTAATTCGAATTTTTGGTCATTCTGCATGCATCTCATCGAGCAGCGCCATGGTCGCCAGCGCCTCTTCGGCACTGTGGACTATATCCAGCCTGCCGGGGTAAGTCAGGTGGAAGCGTTTCTCGTCCGGCGTCAGTCCTTCGCCGGGGCTTTTGACCTCGAATAGGATCGTCAATCCTGATTTGCTGCAGCACAAAATATCAGGCACGCCATTGCCAAGGTCGGCTAATGCGCCGACCGTAAAATATCCGGCGAGCAGCAGGGCGGAGACAATCTCAACATGATTATTATCGCGGCGTCCATGCTGGCGGGTCATGATTGCGCCTTCCTTCCGCCGCAATAAGCACGGTTGAACTCCGCTATCTGACAAATCATGTCGCAGTACGAATGCCCTCTCGAAACCGGACACTGGCAATATTTACACGTCCACACTTTAAGGGCAGGCTCCCGCTTGTGGTGGATCTCGAAGCGAGGTTTGTTACGCCCATTATGCTGAACTTCCTGGGCGCTCATGGTCTACTCCTTCCAGCTCCCACGCTTACCAGTGCCATTCCCAGCCAGGCGACGGCGAAGACGCCTACAAATATCGCCGCGACCCACATCCAGGACAGGCCAACGATCCAGGCCAGACCGGACCAAAATAACGCGCACAAAATTGCGATGAGTATCATGGTTGATCATCCTGTATCCTAATATCAAGGTCACTAGCTTCCTGACTGCGCCGGTTCTTTTCCCAGGTGTCCACCTCGTCATAAAAGCCCTCTTTCCACAAACACCCGGCATCCTCAATAGCTTTTATTTGATAGTTTAGCCCGTCAATTTCATCATGGAGATTTTTTATAACCTCATGGGCATTATTGTTTTGCCAATTAATTTCATCTTCAATTGGCCGACGATTCCAGTATTCAATTGCCTGACTTAACGAATCGCTCATCCCGCTTCTTCCGCCACATGAGCAACTAACAGACCATTGACTATATCTTTCCCTATTATTGGCTGGGCCAACAATTGTTGGCGTTCCTCCACAAAATGGACACGGTCTCAAACCCTTGACATTCGTTTCGGTCATTTTCCTATCCTTTCCCAGTCATCACACTTGGATTTTAGTTCTGGATCAAAGCGGGCATCCCATAAACAGTGTTCGAATAAAGCATTTCCGCTTTTAATTAACGCCTCAGCCAATTTGTGGTATTCATCTGCCCAATGCGTTTCGCTTTTCAGGTCTTCCGTAAGTTCTGCGATACGCGCAACCTTCTGTGCCATCTCATATTCGGTCAATCCATGCGCCTGAATGTACTCACTTTGCTCAATAGCCTTGCACTCGGTAACCTCTAGTTCTGCGATCCTGGCGGCCTGAGCATCTCTCTCCGTCACTAACAGCGGCGTCAATTCATGGCACAACTGCCCCCAGCGAATATCGACATCCTGGTTAGTACCTCCTGGAATAGTCTCCAGGCGCTTGAACTCGGTTATACGTTCTGATAATTTGTTATCCATTTTTTCCTCCATTCCAACAATTAACTGCTTTCCTCATCGTTGTTCGCATACCAGTCCGGGTGAGCTGCCACAGAAGCTGCCATCTTCGCCGCGATAACGTCGGCCTCGTCGGGCTGCCGGCCGGTCATGTTATGCCCCACTTTTCAGCATCCGCTTTATGTCTTAATCGCAAGGCTTCATCTTCGTCAATTCCATGATTATGATCTAATGTTCCCCAGGTAGAACGCACTTGTTCAAAAGTGGGGTGCTGGCCTTTCTTGCCGCGCCAATCTTCCTGATACCACAATCCACCTGGACCATAATCAGCACATATCTTTTCTGACGTAACTGTTTTATCTTTTGACAATAGTTTTGCCTCCTTGAATATTCGGGCCTTATTTGCTTCCAGTGATGTTTTTGATACTTTTGCAATCGCGTTAGCAATTGGGAAATAATCAAGTTTTTGGGGTACAACTTTCTTTAATTTTTCTTTTGTTATTTCTTTCTTTATTTCTTTTGTGGGTACCATGGGGTTTACTAGTTTTATATCTACAGGTTTACTAGTTGCTCTATCTACAGGTTTACTAGTTCTAGTATCATGGGGTTTACTAGCGGCGTCCTTATTGTTATCTACAGGTTTACTAGTTGCCTTATGGAAATTGTTTCCACGACCTGCATAACGCGTCTCAAATGCTTCAGGTAACCACTTCTCAAAATACTTATTGAAGCCATATTTGAAAGACTGACCATGCGCCTCTCTAAACAATATACCTAATCGCATCAGGTTTTTGATTGCCCCAATAGTACCAACCCGGCTCCCACCGCATTCCTCAAATTGAGTTATGCTAATAATGTCTGCCTTTTTGTTGAAGCCGTAGGTTTTGCGTAAAACCATAATAACGATACGAAATTCGAGAGGCGCAAGGTTCGCCTTCGCCAATGTTTCTAAGATGGCATTATGGATACGAGTAAATCCACCGTTCTCGATTTGGATTTCTTCGCCAGTCATGGGTTATCTGGCTTTTTTGGTTACATAATGGATTAGTGAATTTTCTCCGTTAACTATTCCCATTTCCTCATGTGGATTAATTCTCTGAATGTGTGTTTCAATTTTCTCGATGTATTTCTTATCCCTGGAGCTGAGAGACGAAACCAGGTCTTTTGCCCATAACAGGAATTGTGTAACCCCTCTAAACTCTCTTTCCTCTTCCAGAATATTCAGACGATTGTCTTCCAGAAGTTTGTCAATTCTCTCTATCATGCCTGCTCTCCTAAAATAACGTCCAGGTCTTCCAGGATTGCTGCCAGGGATTTCCGCAGCATGGTCAGGATATAGATTGCTACGCCCTGATCCTGCTCAGTCTTCGAAAGGATCGGAATAGCTCGCTGGATTGCTTCAACCCCTGCATCCATGGCCTGAACAAGTCCCTCTTTGAACCAGGTAAACATTGGCGCGGGGGGAGTGGGTAAAAGCCGTTTGGGTTTTGGATCGGCGCGGGAGATAATGCGAAGTGATTCTTTAATCGAATTTCCATTGACTAAAATTCCGGCGCGGCGGAATTTTGCTAATCGCATATAGGCGTATGCCTGACTCGTTTTGAATGTGCAATTTGCCTCTATCCAAATAACCCATTCCCCAAATTCTACTTTTTTTTGTTGCTCTAATAACAATTGTCCGCAACGATATGCATGTTCCACGGCATTTTTCATTCCGGCCATGGACAATTCATACTCGTGGTTTATCTCAACCACCACGTCGATCACAATTTCACCTGGTTGGATTATTACAATGTCGTTCATTTTCCTTTTCCTTTCGACTTAACAAAAACCGCCTTGGTAGTGAATGTCGCCGTTCTTCCAGATCGTCGCGTTGTAGACCTCGCTGATGGGGACCTGGTTACCGCAATACTCACAAGCGACAAGTTGTATAACGTTCATGTCCGATTTTTGAACAGATTCAGTTGTATCGAATTTTGTTTGTGTTCTCACGCATTTTTCGTATAACCCTTGTTCATTCATTTCGTGTCCTCCGTGACAGGTTGCCACTTTTCGACGAAAGTCAGCATGTCAAAATTGTGATTGCAAACTGTTTTGGCGTATCCCCAATCAATTGTCACCATGCGCCAATCCAGATCAACTTTTCGCACAGTTCCAGTTGATTTCGGGTTGCCTTTCATCATCACAACTTCGCCGGGAAGTAATAAACTTGCCTGTTTAGCGTTCATTTCGTCTCACCTTCGGCGCGGGAAATGGCGGCGCGAAGCATTTCATATTCGGGGTGTTCTTCACCATCCTCGGTTTGCGTTAGGCCAATACCTTCCAAATATTCAACAGCCTTCTTGCACGCTTCGAGCAGGTCGGGCGCGGCGGCTATATAGAAACGCTGCCCACCATGATTTTCCGGCTCGGTTACGATACTTATAAAGAATTTGCACATGATATTGTCTTTCTGCCGTCTAAACGGCGAGGGTAAATTAGTTATGGTTTCCAGATATAAACTATCTCCGCCTTTTCGCCACTGTGCAACCGCCATGTTTGGCCGTCGCAGGAGGGTACTAATCCCGCCTCCCATAATTTGACGCAGGGAGAGAAGTCATATTTATAGGTGATGTCGAAAAATGAACTTGTGTAAGCCCAGACGCTGTCCCAGACGCTGTACCTGACGCTGTCCCAGACGCTGGCGCTGACGCTGTCCCAGACGCTGTCCCTGACGCTGGCGCTGACGCTGTCCCAGACGCTGTACCTGACGCTGTCCCTGACGCTGGCGCTGACGCTGGCGCTGACGCTGTCCCTGACGCTGTCCCAGACGCTGGCGCTGGCGCTGTCCCAGACGCTGTCCCTGACGCTGTCCCTGACGCTGTCCCAGACGCTGGCGCTGGCGCTGGCGCTGACGCTGTCCCTGACGCTGTCCCAGACGCTGGCGCTGGCGCTGGCGCTGACGCTGGCGCTGACGCTGTCCCTGACGCTGTCCCAATTTTTCAGCCACTGAATTTGCTCATCTGTTACCTGCTCAACTTTTGGCAGTTTGAATGGATGAACAATCGGCTTGATAATTAACGGCTCTACGATCGTTTTGTAATCAAGGCCATTGAACCAATCTGCAACTTGCACGCGGTCGTCAATACCGCTGTTGAGTTGGTCAACAACAAATTCACGTGACAATGGGTTGAACTCGTACTTATTGCACTTATCCTCGTCCAGGCCATTGGCTTTGCAAAGCAGGGAGTGGCTATCGTTTTCCTTGTCAAGATGTTCCTTGCGATATTGCCAATCACGATAGAAACGCTGCCCACCATGATTTTCCGGCTCGGTTACGATACTAAAGAATTTGCACATGATATTGTCTTTCTGCCGTCTAAACGGCGAGGAGTGATTTGGCGGCTCGGACTCTTCGTTTCGCACCATGCAGCCGATATATGATAGGTGACACCGCCAATTGATTACAGCAACGCATCTTTGTCAAATTGTTCAATCGCAGCATCGAACTGCACAGTTTGCAACGGACGGCCTGCAGTACGAGCGGCCATGATTACGTCGATGGCATCCTTCTTGCGCTGCTGTTCATCCGTTAGTTTCTTTTTGGCGCTGCACAATCCCTGATATATATTTGAGAGGGCTTCAGTTGCGACTTGACCGTAAGGCATCTGATAGGTGGTAGAAAATTCATCCTCAGCCGCCTCGATAGACATTTTGGCAACTGCCTGTTCGGGCTGGGCCGGCGCGGGCTGCTTGGCGGGTTCGGGTTGTTTCGCCGGCGCACCTGAGTTCAGCCATTCCATGAGAGGAATAAAGAACTTTGCGCCCGGTTTATTCTCGACCTTGTCAGCGAAGAAATCACAGCGGCTTTTGCTGATAATCAGGTTGTGGTCAGTATCCATATCGCCAACGATGGTAAATTCGTATTCCATGCCTTGGCGCTGAATAGGGGCCATTCCGACTTTGCGGGGAACTGACTTGCCCCGGTCATTTGTTTCGATGACGTATTCAACCTTGGTCCGCATGGTGGCTATGATATGGCAGGATGATTGAAGCATGGCGTCAATCAGTTTGCGGTGGATAGGAGTAACGTCCTTCCAGGCGGTGTATGAGTTCCCAGATTGACTGCGCTTTGTTGCGGCGTCCACCATATCCAGTGCCCCGCCTTCACCTTCCCAGGCGTGAGACAGGCTGTCGATCACGATCACGGCATACCCGTTTTCCTCAGCCGCCGTTATCATGTCGATATAGGCTTTCGGGCTGAAACTGTCCAGGAACACCGCGTCGAAGTTGAACTTGTCACTGTAAAGGCTTGAGCTCTTGCGCTCGGTGTCAATTACGGCAATCTTTCCACCCTTTGCCAGTACAGTGGCTGCTACAAGCGCGGTATAGGTCTTCCCAGACCCTGACGGACCGTCAAGCGCAAGTCGTAACTTGGCTTGACTTTTTACTGCTTTTACAAATGGGTTACTCATTTCCTCCTACCTTTCTTATCTATCGTTTGTAGCCACGTCACAAGCGCGGCCCAGAAAACTACGATTGCCAGAACACCGAGTTCAAAGGAATAGTTGTCCATGGCTATAATCCCCACCGTACAGTTTCAGCCGTGTGAAGCTGATCAGCGCCGTCAAATTCCTCCGGATGCTCGACCGACCGATTGTACAGCCTGGTAAATTCAGTCCAGGCTTCGTCTGCCTTCCGCATTGCAGCCAGTCTGTCACCCATCAAATCTGGCGTTCTGGCCTCTTCCCGGATCGCCTCATACCGTTCGCGGGCTTTTACAATTTCTTCGACCGCCAGGCGATAAGTTTCCGCCGCCTCGCAAACGGTCAGGGGCATTGTGCTGCGTTGACTCATTTCGGGAATATCTTCTTGAGACATGGCTATCTCCGTTCTATCGGGAAATTAGTTCGAATACAGTTTCCGTAATATTTTCTTGCTGCGTCGTCCCAGGCGTGAGCAGCCTCTACGGGATCAGAGAAGAATCCGATTACAGTTTCTTTTTTATTTATCCTAATTCGAGCACGCCATTGCTTTCCGGTTCCCCTAAATTTCCCATCTTTAGATACGCCTTTATAACCGGATGTATTATTCCGTTTTATTCCAAAGTTTTGGCGATTTTCTTGAGTGGTGCAGGTACGCAGATTGGATTTTCTGTCATCCAGCCTGTTGCCGTTGAGATGATCGGTTTCCATGCCCGTTGGTGTGTGATTTATTTCGCGGTGCATTCGAATGGTTCCCCTTTTTCCATTGGGATCAGTTGGACTATTTCTTACGGCATATCCCTGGCAGCAATACCACTTCCACTGCGACAACCATTCAAAGTCATCGTCATCAACAATAGCAACCTTGCCCTGGGTAAGCGGGATTTCTTTCATGGATTACCTGCGCTCGATTTCTTCCTCGATGGTCTGAGGTTGGGGGCGTGGCGTTTGCATCTTGAACCACTCCTGGTTGATAAGGTGTCTGATCGTACCCGACTTAGTCGGGATGCCATTTTTTACTGCAATAGCCTTCAGCCGTTGCTCAGTCTGTTCGTCAAGCTCAAAATTGATTACTTTTCCCATGTGATCTCCTTTCGTAATATCTACTATTTTACTACGCATTTTCTACGCTGTCAATAAGCAAAACGTAAAATTCACCTATCAATTCCCTTACAATGATAGGCGTTATTTTGGCGTTTTTAAGCGTATGTTTATTGGAGGATCAAATTCAGATACACAGTAAAAGTAAAATCGCTCTACGGCCTTCCTGTGCAATCTGGTAGCCTTCCAGCGTGCACTTCCGCGCCCGTTTCGTGCTAGAATAACAGCGGAGGGAAAATCACATGACCGACCAACCCGAAAAAGTATTCGATCCCAAACAAGGGAAAATGGCAGATAAATCAGCGGAGCAAAAGATGACACCAGAACAAATCTACATGCTGGAGAGCCTGAAACTGTTGACGAAGATAAATAACGGTGTCACCTTTTTTGTCATCCTGGCTTTAATTGGAATCATACTTGGCTTACTTGCCTACTGTTCGCCATTGCATTAGTAACCTCAATACCATCCAGAAGTTTTACAGCGGCTTCTTAATCCAGTTTTCGATCGCTGTTATCCGCGCCTCTAGCGTGGTTGGTTCGGGCGTGGGGGGTATAACAACTGGCGGTACGACAGGGGGCACGACCACAGGCGGTACTACTACCGGCGGCGCGACCGGGGTGAAGTTCATCCACTGGTAGAGCGCATCCTTGGACTTTAGCGACAAGTCCACGTCAAAGGTTGTATTGGCATACTTTCCATTCGGCAACGTATTGATCTTGAACTGCCAGAACAGCACGTTTGCGAAGTTCAAATGATTGGGTTTCTGCGTCACGCCATTAGGGAGGTTGGCCTTCAACGCTTCCCAAGTTAGAGTAGAGGGAAGAGTAGGATAGTTCGCCGTCCACAACGAATAGGTCGGTTCAGCATGAGCCGCCCAATCGTAGAACATATTGTCGGTACCCTGCATGCAGTAACCCTTGGCGAACCAATCGCCGGTATAGACCACCACCGGCACATCTCGCAGGGTCTTGTTGGCCTTTCCATAAGCGATGTGTTCCAGTAACTTCGTGAACTCCGCCATGATCCACTGGCTTGAAATTACCTTCACCTGGTCTTGGGTGATGATATGATTTTGGAACTGGTAATACTGGTTGTAGTTATCCCACCAGCGTTCCAGATCCACAGCGATGAAATAATACAACTTTCCGCTCAGCCATTCGACCAGTTTGGTATATTCCGGGTTGTCGGCCGGCTTCAGGTTCTTCAGAGCATCCAGAGATACACCATTGCCAAATTTGGCTATGACGGCAAAAGGATTAGCAAAGATGTAAGCGCCCATAGGAATACCGGCGTCGTAGGCTCCCTGGATCTTCTCGGAGAAGCCCTGGTCATACCACTTGTCTTCGCTGATTCCTTCCTGAACCTCACCGCATTTAGCGACGGCAAATGAAATATATTGCTTCAAATAATCCCAATCGACGTTCGGCTGATAATGGGATAAATCTATACCAATCGGGTAGTCCTTCCAAACGCTAGTCATTTCAATCTCCTTTATGAATTTATTACTGGCAATTCACAGCAACGACAATTAGGATGGGTGTCCATGATTTCATCGACATCATGGATTGTACCGTTTTCTGAAAGACAGTCTTCACAGGCATCTGCCTGGGCCAGCCATTCCCATTGACCAATATTAAAGCGCTTGAAGTTTTCCAAACTCGCGGAGCGGAAGACGTTTAACTGTTCCGTCCTGGCAATTCTCAGGGCCTTCCAGCCGATAACATCCGCCTCCTTGGTCATCAACCTGGCAGTTTCAATCGGGTTTATTCCCATGGCCGTCGAACGGATCAAAATGTCGGTGATCTTGCCAATCGTTTCAGGATAGTTTTTCGTCAGCATATCGTAGAGAGACGAACCATCCTGGCAGCGACCAATCATATTTAGAATGGCCTGGACTGGTAGGGAACGAGAAACCCAGTCCACGCCAGCCAAAGCCGGGGCCCAACCCATGACTGCGAACGCCTTCTGTTCGGTTGAGATAATATTTACCGCCTGGTTGGCAAAAATATCCATCTGCCTTTGAGCCTGGGCAAGCATGGCCTTGTATTCGGCGGAACGAAATACCTGATTTGGTGTCAGCAATCCAGCCCGGGCTAGTTTTTGTATATAGGCGTCCAGGCCATATTGAACTATCTGCCACTTATCGGCAAGGTAGATCATTTCGTCAGCCTCACGCTGGGCCATGAGACCGCGCACCTTCTTCAGGTATTGCTCAGCCAGTTGGCGGTAACTGTCCGGCATTGAAAGCCTGTGCTACTCTGGCAGTGTTGGCCGCATTTTCAGCCGCCCGGCCAGCTACGGCCTCGTCAATCACGTCCTGGGGGTAGCCAGCTAACTTCATGGCTGACCCAAGAGGCAATCCGGCAGCGGTATAAATCTGCAATAAGGCAGCTCGATCAGTGTCATCCATCGGAAATACCGGGCGTGCATTGATGGTATGGTCGAAGTCGCCAGCGTCATAGGAACCAATTCCCATAAAGATATCGGCAATGGACCCCAGAGTTAGGGCATGTTTATCCGCCTTGATTAAGGCCGCTTCGAAGTTTGAACGCGTTTCCAGCACCTTGTCTACCGTATCCCCAAGCAGCATTTCAACCGCCCGGCCAGAGATGGCGCCGGAAGTTTTCAGGTCGAAGTAAGCCAGCTCGGGTAAGTCACGTTCAATCTCGTGCATCTGGTCTTGTAGGATGGCCAGGGCATCCGCATAGTGAATATCAGGGACCAGGGCGCTCAGTGTAGACGTGCCAGGAAGGCTCAGGATCGTGTCATCTTCGATGGTAAGGGTATTTGACCCTCCAGTAACTTTAGGAGGAGGTAAAGGTTTCCCCTGGGAATCGTTGGCGTTTGCTTGGGCCACCCATAATGCCTTATTGTATCTGAACAGCATTTCATGCAAGCGGGTCGCCATTCGGTTAGCTTCGTCGATTTTATCCAGGGCATGTGCGAAGCATCCAATTCCCCAATCTTCGCCAACGTCGATGAAGCTGGCGTGAGCGAAGGGGATGAAGTCGATACCCAAAGATTTCAGAGTGTCTTGCGAAACAGGGTCTCCCAGGTAACGCTCGTCTTCCTCATATTGTCCCCTCTTATGCAGGTAAGTGGTATAGCCTTCGAGTGTCCAGATTTCCGTATGGGTTTTATCGTCGTCGGGTATATCCAACCTGATGTACGTAAGATTTCCCATCTCGTCTTCGTCATAAGCCATGACGTAACGCGGGGGGAAATATTGCTGGTGCACGGAGTCCTTAAAGGCGCTCACTGAAGTCTTGATGAACAGATCCCCATAAAGGGCGAATTGACGGACAATCAGAGACTTCTTTGCAAAGAAATTCGACCATTGCCAGATCTGCTTGATCGGGTCGATAATTTTATCATTGGCAGACACAATCGGGAGTGAAGTTCCAGGTTCCAACTTGCTGACATAGAACTCCACTACCCGGTGGGCGCAATCCCTGAGAGGTTTCATTGCCTCATCCCATACGCCCAGGTAATAATCAGATCCAATCTGTGGGTTATAAAGGCCGTTCTGATTGTAGTAGGCATCCAATTGCGAGTAAAAAGCTATTCGGTTCTTCAGATTGCCTTGCATCACCGGGGATTGGTGAAGCTGGAAGAAGGATAACAGGCTCGATGGAATAGTAAGTAAATTGTTCATTGATGACTCCTTGCTTTGTGGCCGTCGGCTAAAAGATTTTCCAAGAAAAGGATCAACTGACTAAAACTATCAGCCTGATCCAACTGTGGCGCGCCGGGAACTGAGAACAACTCTTCCTCAGCATCTATCAGCCACGGGTATTGTACTCCAGGCCAGGGAAGTAATATGCAATCCAACGAGCACCAGACGGCGGCCTGCGACCAGCGCGTGGGTTTGTCTACCCTTGGGTTGAAGCCCTTAAGTATCTTGGCGATATTGCCTGATAGCTTCAACGTCTGAATGGCGCCTATACCGCTGCTCTTATCTTCAATTATGATCCCGCGCAACTTGCCGTCATCGGTCTGGTAGCGGTCATGCAAGTTCTGAATGGCACTGACCAGCATGGGAAATTCCAGCCGGGCCCGGCCAATCTCAATAATCGCCAACCTGTAATCCGGTAAAAGGTCCCCTACCGTCCAAGCGGTATAAGCGGCATCTTCAGATTCAGAAGAGGCGGTATCCAGTGAAATATACCGCCCAACGCCTCCTACAAGGTCCTCAGGCAAAAATCGGTTCTTACCTTCCCACCATTCACGCTTGAATATAGATCCTGAGGGCTGTACCATGTTCCCCTGGTAGATGGTTTCGAACACCTGTGGAGGAGTAGTCCGCTGAAGTTCAAGCACCGCTTCCAACCCAAGGTGGAAAGGCCATAATACCCGACCGTCATGCAACTTGACCAGCCTGTTCATTGTGCACCCTGTGCATCGCCTAACATCTGACCCATGAAATTTTCAGGATAATATAATTCAGCGTAACAAGGTCCATCCTGCAGCAAAGAAGTCTTGCAGATCACCCAACCCTCGCCGCTCTGCCTAATGTCAGCATAGAGGTCCGCAGCGTTCCAGGCCGTGCCTATTAAGATAACTCTTCCGCCAGATTTCAGCCTGGACAAGAACGAATTGTGGAACCATTCTTTGACGAAATGTCTCATTCCTATCGTGCGCGACAAGTTGTAGTCAATCAGGTCATCCCCTACCAGCAGGTCGGCCCGGCTGCCTACGATAGCCTGGCCGGTTCCATAACCTCTCATGCTGGGGTGTAAACGTCCCTGGGTGGCAATGCCATTGCGAGCGATACTCCATTCCGCCTGTTCCTGCTTCATGCCCCCGGCCGCGCTTATATCGGGAAATAAACTTTTCCATGTTTCGCTCTCTACCAGGCTGCGAATAGTCATCGAGCGTTTCATCGCAGTTTCAGCGTCGATTGAACCGATGATGTTATTACTCTCAGGATGGAAGGCGATATTGCAGGCCATAAAAGCCAACGCCCAGGTCGTCTTAGCGCTTTCAGGAGGGCCAATTATCAAGAGTCTCTTTATCTCAGGATTGCACATCAATTGCAGCCATAGCCAATGATGGGCAGCCGGATAGATCGGGATACCTTTGTCGTCGCTCAAAAGCAAGGCGGCAAAGGCAGCCACGGCCTTGGGAGTCAATATCCCGATGGCCTTATCCCGGCGGGTCGTCTCCACCAGGACTTGTTGCAGGCGACTTACTTGCAAGATCTGTCGCCGCCTTTGCAAGTCCGGTGAGATACTCTCGTAAAGCGTCATCTGATAAGTTCTCCAAATCTGGACCAATGGCTTCCCTGATCGGGCCGCCTTCTATACCAGTTGTTTCGATTCTGGTGGAATATCCACGGTTCTTGCCTCTTGTTTTCAATACCTGGATGGCAATTTTAGCGTTACCCTTTTTGATTGCCTTATAAACCGCGTTCTCGGCATCATCCAGGAATTGTTCGCCTGCTGTCACAAAGGCATCTCTAATCTGCTTAGACTTAGTCGATCGTGCGTAGATTGCTTGATAGCTAACGCCTAGAGATTTAGCCACCAACGTGGGGAAGGGCCCTACCTTCAATATTTTATTGACTATTATCTCAACCGAAAGCTTTATCCGTTTACCAGTCATAAATGCACCTTTCTAAACGTGCACACCTATCAGCCCGAGCAACCACACGATCAAGATGATGCACACAATCGCATACAGCACCCACCGGAACGCAGCCACAGGCGGCGGCAGCGGGATGATTCCGATGAGATACCAAACAATCGCAACGATGATTAGCACGATCAGGATTGTTACCAAGATACTCATTTTATGCCTCCCATGCGAATATATAAAACTGCAAGTCCCGCTGCCTGGGTAATGAACGTTCCGATTACTGCCAAAACAACCGCCCATGTCCTACCAGAGATTTTCTCTCGTTGCGCCTTCACTTCGGTGGCCAGCGCCTCGCGGGCCGCCCTGGCTTCTTCAGCCAACAAGTCCTTGGCGTCCTTCGTTTCTTTCGCCAGTAAAGCCCTGGCGTCACCTTCCTCTAGCGACCGTTTTAGATGATCAGCCACCAGTCCTTGTAAAACTCGGTGATCTTCAATCAGACCAGGCTGTCCATTGCCGTTGAGACATTTATCAAGCCGGCTCGTTGCCGATTCAATAAGGGCAAGGCGAGTGTCAATAACTCCCAGCAAAGTAGCTATTTCCGCGGTATTGCCCCGCAGTTGCGTTGTCGGGCCCATTATGCTACCTCGTCTAAGAACATTGAGCTGCCCACCTTGACGGTGGACTTGGTAGCGATGCTGGTTCCCTGGGCGAACTGGACCAGGAATGTACCCCCCACACTGACTGAAATGAAACCAGTTATTTCTACATAGGGATTGGGATTAGCGCCTGCCGTCGATATAAGTCCGCCGGTTACAGAGGTGGCACGCGCCTGAACTTGACCCGACGAACCATAAAACAGATTAGCGTCAGCGATGAATACACCCGCCGTCACTGTCCCGCCACAAGTAACCTTGACCCCGCCCGAGGTGACCGACACGCAATGCAGTCGGATGGTGAAGCGGTAATTCTTTCCGGCCACCAGGTTGACCGATAACCCTGGGACGGCTGCCAGGGTGGTATCACTGGTCTTGTCAAAATCCGCTGTAGTGCGAACCTGCAAAGTCGGCACCATCAAGTCAGTCAAGTTGACCAATGACAGGATAGCCGCCTGCAGGTTGGCAAATGTGATATCTTTGCTCTCTGGCACGGCTCCCGGGGTGACGACGGCTCGCAGATAATCCGTCAGCGCCAGTGTTGTAGTTAAGTTTAGCAGTTCCTCTTTTGTATCAGCCATAATAAGCTCCTTAGAAAGCTACGCCGGCAGGCGACCCATTAGGAACGCCCACCACTCCGAATATATTATCAAGGACCTGCAGGTCCGCCGTCAGTGTGTGCCCGACGTAGTTTGCCAGTTCTGGCGTTCGCACACACGGTCCCTGGAAGATCAGGCTATAGTCCAGCGGCCCAACCGCCGCCGATGGTACACCGCCGTTATAAAGGGTGGCCACTTCCACTGGGGTCAGG